ACTGTAGGTGTAGACGACACTGGTCATGATGTAAAATTCTTCGGAGCTACATCTGGCAAATATATGGAATGGGACGAATCCGCAGACCAATTAGACGTTACGGCTAGTCTAGATGTTACTGGGAACACTTCAATGGTAGGTACGCTTACTATAGGTGTTAATGATACAGGACATGATGTGAAGTTTTTTGGAGCTTCATCCGGAGCTTATATGGAATGGGATGAGTCAGCAGACCAACTAAGAATAATGGGTGCGTCTGCAGATGCTACGACAAGTACAGGAAAATTATTACTTGCAACATCTCTTACAGATATTAATGCAAACGATGTTCTTGGAAAGATTGAATTTCAAGCACCACACGAAGCTGATGGTACAGATGCTATTACAGTAGCAGCTGGTATTGAAGCAGTAGCACAAGGAACATTTAGTGCTTCTGTCAATGCAACAGACTTAGTATTCAAAACAGGACATTCTGAAGCCGCCACAGAAAAATTTAGATTTACTTCACAAGGAGAAATTGGAATTGGTGGTGCTAATTATGGTTCAGATGGTCAAGTACTAACCTCTACTGGTGCAGGAACAGCTCCAGCTTGGGAAGATGCTGGAGGTGGAGGAGTTGAGTTTACAGCAACAGCAAATGGTGCTATTTCAGCTGGTGACCTAGTAGCTATTAGAGCTGATGGTGATATAGAAAAAGCTCAAGGTATCCAAGAAGGTAAAGCTTGGGCTGGGTTTGCATCTAACTCGGGTACAACAGTTGATGCTAATGATGATGGTTATTATTCTTCTATCGGTTTTGACCCAGATAATAATAAATTTATTGTAGCTTACAGAGACGCTGACAATAGTAACTACCCAACTATGGCAATGGGTCATATAAGTGATGCAGCTGCTCATACAATGTCTTTCGGAACTCCGGTAGTCTTAAGTAGTGGTGGTACAGGATATAACGTTATAACAGGAGCAAATATTCCTTATGATACAAGTGTAGATAGATTTGTAGTGCCTTATCAAACTGGCGACGGCAAGATATATGCTAAAGTATGCACTGTAAATGATGCAGCCTCTAATACAATTACTGCAGGAAGTCAACAAACACTTGAAGATTCTTCTGACCGAGCTTTCTCAATTGTCTTTGACTCAAATGCAAACCGAATGGTTATGGTGTTTGAAGATGAGGGAGACAGCAATCATTTTAACGCTGTTGCATTTACCGTAAGGGGGAGCAGTGACAATGATATACAAAGTATAGGTTCAGTTGCGGCTGTTACAGACGCTGATGATGCAGATACAATTGTACTAGGTATGTGTTTTGATTCTAATGATAACAAAGTAATGTTTGTTTATGGGGATGCTAGTAATAGTCGTCGCCCAACAGCCGTGGCTTTAACAGTAGATAATTCTGATAATTCACTTACTGTGGGTACTGCGGTAGTTTTAAACACCGTAACACTAAATGCTGGTTATCATGGTAGTCTTGTACATCATGCAGCTAAGAACATTAATTTATTTGTTACTAGAAATTCAGGTGGAACAAATCTGTTATACATGCCATTTACAAGTTCTTCAGGAACAATAACAGCCGGAACTATGTTTACAGAAACCGCTGTTGCTGCTTTAGGACATGAACTTGGAAGTCCCACATTTGCAAACTATAATCCAGATTTTGAAAGAATAGTTGTTTTTAATTCTTATAGTGGTATGATAGTTCAAACAGGTGACATTTCCGGAACCGGAAGTAGTGCAACGTATACTGTAGATGATACAATTGCTTATGTTCCAAAAAATGGCGAGACTAATGGTGGGTATATTACCTATATGTCAGCTGCTTACGATACGAACTCTAATAAACACGCTATTTTTTATTTTGCAAATACTGCAGAGAAGGCTATGTATGCCACCTTACCAACAGTTCCTTACAATTGTGGAAAGTTCATAGGTATTGCAAATTCAGCAATTTCTAATGATGCTACGGGTACAGTAACAAGTGGAGGAATAGGAACAAACCAAAGTAGTTTAACTGTTGGCTCTCAGTACTATATTGATTCTGGGGGAGCTTTAGTAACAACTTCAGGTGGAACCCCAGTCGGTAGAGCTTTATCAGCAACTACAATACTAGTAAATGCACCAGTCAAGCAATAGGAGAAGTAAATGAGTAAAATAATAATTTCATCAGGATGGACAACATCTAATGGTTATGCAACAGACCAAAGCAAACGAGTGAAATATGTTTATCCAGATGATAAAACATTAACTGTTACATCTGAACAAATAACAGTAGGAGACCCACCAGAGTTAATAATTGGAGACTTACATAGTGGTAACTCTACTATAGTCGAGAGTGTAACTAATGTTCCATCAGCTTACTTTGGGGACAAGTATGACTACGATAGTGGTACTTAGACTAAAAGAAGTGACTGGGATGACAGTATAGATAGTTAAAAAATGAGTATAATAACAAAGGAGGAATAAACTAATGGGATTTGTTGGTTCAGAGCCGTCAGCGGCTAGTGTATCGTCAGCTGGTATCTTAGATGGTGCCATTGTAGACGCAGATATTAATGCATCTGCAGCTATTGCTATATCTAAAACTGCTTTTACAGCGGGGACAGGTGTAACTTTATCTACAAATACATTAAATATTGATGCAGCCCAAACAGGTATAACTTCTTTATTAGTCGCAGATATAAAAATTGGTGAAGACAACGAAACAAAAATAGACTTTGAAGATACTAACAAAATAAACTTCTATGCTAATAATGCAAAAGAAGTAGAGTTAGCTGAAAATAGTCTTTCTCCCGGAACTAGCGATGGAACTGCCCTAGGTACAACTAGCCTTATGTGGTCTGATTTATTTATTGCTTCTGGAGGAGTTTTAAATTTCAATAATGGGAACGTAACTGTAACTCATGCAGCCGGTAAGCTAACAACAAACGCTGACTTAGAATTTTATAGAGATGCAAACAATGCTGACGTAAAATTATCTTTAGGTACATCAGCTGCCGAATCTCTTATTATACAAGTATTAAATGGGGGCAGTAATAAGACCGCTGAAGAAGTACACTTTAGTACCGCTACAGCGTCAGGAACATCAAATCATGGTAAAATGGTTTTTGATGTAGACGGAAGCGATATTGTTACAATAGATGATAGTGGTTTAGCAGCAACTATAACAACTGCGTCACAACCTAATGTAACAACTCTAGCAGGACTTACAACAATTGGTGCTGTTTCGAATGCATTAGCAATGACATTTAGTGATGTAACCTTATTTCACGATGCTAACAATGCAGATACATCACTTAGTATTGGGACAAGTGCTACAGAAGCTTTGAAGATAGAAGTACTTAATGGTGGGAGTAACAAAACAGCAGAAGAGGTTCATTTCTCTAGTGCTACTGCATCAGGAACTGGTGACCATGGAAAGATGGTGTTCGACATAGATGGTACAGATATACTAACTATAGACGATGGTGGGCTTGTTATAAAAACCACTGGTACTATAGGACCTGTTGGAGACGAAGATTTACTTACACTTACAGCAAGTGGTAGCATTGTTACCGTTGCTGGTGAGTTATCAGTTACAACTTTAGATATTGGTGGTACTAATGTAGGTTCAACTGCGGCAGAATTAAATCTTTTAGATGGTTCTGCTAAATCTACTTCTTCAATTACTCTTGCCGATGCAGATGCATTTATTGTAATTGATGGTTCAACAACTAAGCAAATACCTGCTTCTGATTTAAGCACATATATTGGTAGTGGTGGTAGTTCTTTTGACGCTGTAGCTGATGGAGCAATTTCTGCAGGTGATTTGGTAGCTTTAGAATCAGATGGAAAAATAAAAACCGCTGCAGCACTTCAAGCTGGATTAGACTTTAATACGTTTTCATCTCCGGGAGCTACTAGAATCGAGCCGGGTGGTGGTAACTCTATTTACATTTCTTCAGGATTTGACCCAGATAATAATAAAATTGCCGTTGGTTATAGAGACGGAAGTAATAGTAGTTACGCAACCCTAGCACTTGGGCATATAACAAGTGCTGCTAATCATACACTATCATTTGGTACTCCTGTTGTAGCTGAAAGTTCAGCAATAAATTATCAACCAGCAAGAGAGATAATATACGATACTAATGTTGATAGATTTTTGTGGGTATATACTACAACTAACGGTCTAAGGTCCGTAACTTTTACAGTAAATGATGCAGCTTCAAACACAATGACAATAGGTGGTGCTCAAGGAATAGACAATTCACAAAGAAATGCTGCTGTTTGTTTTGACTCAACTCACAACAGAGCTATTATTGTTTTTGAAGACGCAGATAACTCTAATCAACTTTACATGAAAGCTGTTAATATAAGAGGTGCTAGTGACAATGATATTAACTTATTTACTTCTAATACCCAACTATACGCACATGATGTAAGTGGAGACAATGGTGTGGGTATCTGTTTTGACGATAATGATGAAAGAGCTATGGTTGTTTATAGGGATACACAAAACAGTAACTATCCTTATGCAGTATCTATATCTTTTGACCCTGATGGCGGTGGGAATGGTACTTTAACAGCAGGGACAGCCGTGGCATTAAACAGTGTACAAATAGGTGGGGCACAACCAATGAGGGTTATGCACGACCCAGTTAAAAATATAAATCTTATGGCTTGTCAAGGATATGCAGGGGGAGCAGAGTTTATACCCTTTACTAGTGCTTCAGGTTCTATAACAGCGGGTACACGCTCATTGCATGGTAACGAAAACTTACCAGCAGACATGGAATATGGGCTGTATTTTCATGGGCATTATAACCCAGATGCCGCTAAATTTGTTATAGTTCATGGTTATAGTGGAGTAATAACTACAACGGGAGAAATATCTGGTACAGGTAGTAGTGCAGAATTTGTTGTAGGTGCTGTTGCAATGGTAGCACCAGAAAATGGGGATACCGGTGGTGGATACATAAACTATATAACATCTTGTTATGATACTAATTCAAACAAAAGTTTTATAGCATTTAATCCTCAAACAGGTACATTAGGAACGCTTGGGATATTACCAGTAGTAGCTGACAATGCTGGTAGCTTTATTGGGATTGCTAATTCGGCAATTTCAGATGGAGCCACAGGCACAGTGACAACTACAGGTGGTATTGGTACAGGGCAAAGTTCCTTAACAATAGGAAGCCATTTGTATATATCAGACGGAGGAGCTTTAACAACAACTGTTGGAACAGTACATGTAGGTAAAGCACTAACAGCCACAACTGTATTAATTAATGCACCACGAATATAAAGAATAGAATAGGAGAAAACAAATGAGTAAAATAATAATTTCATCAGGATGGACAACATCTAATGGTTATGCATCAGACGAAAGTAAACGAGTAAAATATGTTTATCCAGATGATAAAACATTAACTGTTACATCTACAGAAATAACAGTAGGAGACCCACCAGAGTTAATAATTGGTGACTTACATAGTGGTAACTCTACTATAGTCGAAAGTGTAACTAATGTTCCATCAGCTTACTATGGGGACAAGTATGACTACGATAGTGGTACTTGGACTAAAAGAAGTGACTGGGATGACAGTATAGATAGTTAATAAAATCTAGTATAATAATAAAGACCCTTATAAAAAGGGATAAAGAATATAGGAGAAAAGAAACATGGCAGAGATAGATGTACAAAACGATTTAAAAGCAGTTACTGAAAAAATGGAAGCTTTAGTCGATGAACTAAACAAAGTAAATGCACACAGAGAACAATTAGTCGGACAAGTACAAAACCTACAAGGTGTACTAATGTACCTTAGAGGGAAAGATGATACACCAGAAATAATAAATGAAGGTGGAGTACCAGACGAAGTTGTAGAAGCAGCTAAAGAAGCAATAAAAGGTAAAACAGGAGATAAAGACTCCTAGGAGATATAAATGGCGACCACTGCTGGAGCCGAATTTACAAAAGTATTAACTTATAACGGTTCTAATTACGGGGATATGACCTTAGAGGCACAATCGCCTTCAGGTACTTCGTTTGGAGCTTTTGTCGAAACAAGTCATTTTTTATATTTAGGTCATGACAGTAAGTTTGACATGGCGATTTTTGATATTGATGGGGCAGGAAGTTTAGGAACCTTAAAATATGAATACTATAGTGGCAGTGCGTGGACCGAGTTTATACCAGCGTCTGGAAGATATCAATTAGACCCTGATGATAGTGAGGGTGGACAATATGGTTTTGGTAAAGATGGAGCTGAAATATTTCCAGCAAACTTACTAAGCGATTGGGCTACCGTAGCAATAGATGGTAGTACATTATATTGGGTAAGAATATCTTCACCTAGTAGTGTAAGTACAGCACCAACATTTAAGCGTATACAAATGAGACCTCACGCAGCTTACTGTACGACTAAAGATATATATGAACTAATGCAACTTAAAAATGTACTTAGCGGTACTGATTTTACTAGTTCTACAGTTCCTTCAAAATCTACAGTAGAACAATATATTTATGAGGCACAGTCTTACATAGATATGCAATCTAGAAAATCTTGGAGACCAAATATTGTTTACAATGAATATCAACAATTTAATTTAAATGGTTTTCATTTAGATAAAGCAGATGCCTACAAAATATTAGACTTACAAATATGGAGTGGTGCTGGTTGGGATTCTAAAAGACAAGGAAGAACAGGTGACTACTTTTTAGTTCCTGATACAGGGATGGTGCAATTCTCAAGGTACTTCTTGTTACCAGCAAGATTTACTTCTTACAATGCTCCAGTATGGAGATGGGGTGGTGGAGAATTTACTATGCCTGTGAAAGTAACTTATTTATATGGTAGAGATATTCAAACAGATATAAGACAGGGCGGTATGGTTACAGATATGACAAAAAAACTAGCTGCTACAGAAATTGCTCGAAGTGCTGATTATGGTGGGTTAGTGGTTAGTGGTATGGATAGATATGATATCAGTAGCCGAATCCAATCATGGCAGAATGAAATCGAGGCTAATTTAGATAGTATGCGTGCTTTTGAGGTGTTTTAATGCCTGAACCAATAGCAATTGACGACATAATGACTGATATAAATAGTCAATGGAATGCAAGTAATGTAACAAAACCTTCTTTGACTACAGTAAATGGTGCTAATCAACCATTTAGATTTGATTTAAATGTGGGAGACCACTTGATAGGTAGGACTGGCAACCCAGCGGTTCAAGAAATGCCTATAGGTAACAGGAAGTATGGGAACAGATTGTATTCTATAGAGATAGAATTATATACTTTAACTAGTAGACAAAGGTTATTTGACCTAATGAGAGAAGTAAGAAGAATTTCTCATGCTAGAATGCACTCTTTAACTAATTTTCAAAGACAGCAGTTCATGACTTTTAATGAAGAGGTTGGAGAACAGGCTAACATATGGACAGGCACTCTGGAGATTCAATTAGAGAACAACGGAATTTTATTAGAAACTTAGTATAATAAACTATACTACATAAATTATGGAGTAATTTAAACATGGCAATATATCGAAGCGACCAAGCACAATTAACATTTGCAGCAGAAACTGCACAAGGCGGAGACCCGGAAATGATGGAGGGGACTTTAGCACGTACCCCTACAGCAACATTAGGAGCAGCCGCTGCGGTAGGCAGCAGAACTATAACCCTAAACGCAGAATTTAATGTTTTTAATACATCAGGTTCAAATGCAGTTTTATGTTTTGGAGATACCACTGCTGATGCTGCAGATACAGCTATCTCATTTGATAATGGTAGTACTGGTGACCCTGAATTATATATAGGGCAGGTTTTACAAGTCGGTAGTGAAAGCATGCAAGTTACGGCTATAGCTGGAACAAATAACAGAGATGCAACTGTCGTTAGGGGATTTGAAGGTAGTACTGCTGCTGCTGACCATGCTGATGATGCCGCAGTCAAAACAAGATTTACTCCCGGAGATATGATTAGAATAGGAACTATTGCCGGCTCAGCTGGGCAAACAATAGTACCTCACGAAATACGTAGAGTTGAAAGTCAATCTGGGACATCACTTGTTTTAGATAGACCTTTAGCTTTTGCACACGCAAGTGGACAAACAGTACTATGTGTTTCTGCTATTGGTGGAGATGATACTAGGAATGATAACGATAAATATATTACATTTATTCCGGGCATTTATGAAACAGTAGATACGCCAGACCCAGAGATGAGTATTGAAGGAAGAAGATTTCTTAGTACACAATCTAAAAGAAATGTATCTACATTTTATCCCGGACAACAAACTCTGTCTGGTTCGGTTAGTGGAATCACTTTATTAAATGGATGGCCACTAAGATTTCCAATAGGTACAATTAAGACAACCCCCGGAACTATTGAGGCAGGAACAATATTATTAAATGGAGCAACTGCTAAAGGTGATATATACTTTGCAGCAGATGGTGCTCAAGTAGCTAATTTAGCTGCAGGAGATTATTTTAAAATTAGTGGAAGTTCAGACTCAACAACTGATGGTGCTTTTGCCGAAGTAAGACGAGTAGTAGCTGAACCTACAGCAGATAACTTTAAAATAAACTACCCTTTCCAACATGCCCATGTTAACAATTCTGTAATAAACGTAGTTGATGCTAGCAATACTTATTATGACCATACTATTGAAGAGTCAACAAGCCTTGATACAGTATCATGGCATATACATATGAAAGATAGTTCTGAAACTACGGCTAGAAATTTTGACAGAAGATATGTGGGGGGAATGATAGGTTCTACCACAATATCTGCAGAAGAAGGTGGAATGTTAGCAATGTCTTGGGACGGAGTAAATTTTCTAAACATGGTACACAACCAACAAAACCAAAAAACGGTTGGGGGTACAGCTTTAGGAGATGATTATGTAGGTGCTAGTGTTGCCGCTAACTTGCCTAGATTTGGATTAATGCAACAAATTGACCATGATGATATAGGTGAGCCTAGTCATAGAGGGGCAGCAGCCCTTAATAACGGAACTGGTTATCCAACAACAGCTCCATATTATTTTTCAGAAGGAACCATAAAATTCTTTGGACAAGAATTTGCTAGAATAAGAAGTTTTTCATTATCAATTTCAAATGGTGAGGAACCAAGATATTATATCGGTAAACAAGGAAGAAGAGCTAGAGGTCCTTACGAAATAAGAGAAGGAGCTAGAGAATATTCCATGTCTGCAACAGTTGCTCTACCAGACGCAGATGTCAGTGCAGGTGCAACAGCAGCAAATTCCGACCAAGGTGGAGCATTAGAATTATTTAGACAATTATTATTAGAAGGTGATTATGGTGCTGGTGGAGGAAGTATACACAGAAGAGGTATGACAGCTTCTATGAAGTTTGAAAGAGGGACTAATGATTATATAATAATAGACATACCAACATCTACTACAGCTGGTTCACCTACAGAGGGCACAGATAATACAAATCAATTAAATAAACAAGGTATTTTTATCAATAGTGCTGCTCATGACATAACAGGTGACCAACAGTTAGAAGTGGATTTAAGTATGATATTTAGAAGTTTGAAGATAACAATAAGAGATAATGTACCTGTATATCCATAAATAATAAGTAAGGAGAAAAATATGGCACAGCAAAGAAAAGCATTTGACCACACTAAATATACGGTTGAACCAACAGTAGAAAGAAAGACAGTAGTTATTGAACAGACTGGGGATGAATTTGAAGTTTCTGTAAAAACTCTATCATGGAGTCGCAGAAACCAACTTGTATCCAGATGTCTAAAAGTAACTAACGATGGGCAATCTTCTTTTGATGGCGACAAGTATATAAGGGAATGTTTAAAGGAAATCATTGTAGAAGCTCCTTGGGGACCTACAACAGAAGCCTTTTTAGTTTCTATTGACGACAGACTAGGTACTGCTTTAGAGAAAATAGTACCCAACGCTTTCGGAGATAAGGGGGGTCAAACACCTGATGAAATAAAAAAAGAGTCTTAGTTTTCTTAAAAGGACTACCTGTAGATAAAAGTGAGCACATGGTCTTTAGCTATTGGTTAACTATCATACAACTTTTAAAAACGGGTTTTTCTTGGGAGGCTATTACTAATTTCTCAGATGAAGAACTTTATATGGTTATGGGAGTAGAAATGGCGTTGACACAAAGACAACAAGAAGCTGAAGCACGAGCAAGTGCTAACAGTTTTAAAGGGCCCAAGGGAGGATTTTAATGATTGGTATTATAGGATTAGCAGGTGGAGCAGCTTCCCTCATGTTGGGTGGAGCTACCCTTGCCACTGGTTTAGCTACAGGTGCTGCGGGAATCGGCATAGGTGCTGCAACAGGCACAGTTAGACTTGCTAAAGATTCTATACAAGCATTATCTCCAATAGGTGCTGGTGGTTCACAAGCTCGAAAGAGACTAATGGAAAGAGGTCTTATCGAAAGTGGTGTCAACAGAACCAAACAACTTAAAAAAATGACCGGCAAGACAGCAGGATTACTAGGAGTAAATGTAAGCCTTGCGTCTATTTTAAAACAATCACAGATATTTACAGGAGTTTTTGGTACCGTATTCCAAATTTTAGGTGCCTTCGTTGATATTATGTTGATACCCCTAATGCCAGTAATCAAATGGGTATTAAACAACATGATAGATTTTATACCTCATGTTCAAGCAAAAGCAGACGCTTTAGAAGGTTTTGGTAAGCGAGCAGCTGCGTATTTAGAAAATGTAAAAAATAACACAGATGGAGTTTGGGGATTCATTAAACAACTACTACAGGATTTTTGGAACAACGTTGTTGTGACATGGTGGGACTCACCTCACGGAGCTGAAGCGATTGGTAAAATGATGCGAACCGTAGCCGAATGGGTAGGAAAAGAAATGGGCTGGTTTAAAGGAATGACAGAAGCAGAGAAAATGGCTGCCCAAAGACAAAAACGAATAGAGGAAGAACTTGAAAATCAAACTCCTAATTTTTTATATGATAAAAAGGAGCTTCCCGGCTTACCTGATATTGGGCCTATTTTAGTTCCTAGAAGAGCTCCTCATGAAAGCTTAGGTTTTGGGGCTGGTCAGATTGATGAATTTGCAGAGTTTGGAGCTCCCGAAGGATATCCCGGTGGACCTCCGGGGCGTTCACTAAGTACCCCAGCAAACAAAATTGTTAACTACTTGGATGATGCTTTATTCCAAACAGAACGAATGGTCGAAGGTTTGATAAATATTCCCGGGAATGTAGTAGACCTAATGAACCCGTTTCAAATGGGGGGAAAGGGCATAGGGGGGAAATCAATACCTAAACTTCAAAGTGAGGACGAGAAACGAGTAGAGCGAGAAAGAATACAAGCTTCGGATGACCAAATTTTTAGTGGAGGGATTCGTGCAGTTGGGAACCTTTTTAATGCTTTAGGTCAAAGTTCCGCTATGGCAGAAACTATGATACCGGGGATGCAGGGATTTAATTATGCCGCCCAGATGTCAGGTAATGAATATGCAAATAATTCAGTTTTTTCATCTACAGAAAACCTTCCTCCTTTTGCGACTGTAAGGTCACCAGCCGAATTTAGAAATATGAATGCTGCAAACAATGCAATCGACTTAACAAACCAAGCAAAAGACAACTACGTAGCTCGTTATCATGACGAAGCTGCTCAATATGAAGATGACCTATACTTTCAAGAAATGATGTTAGGTGTAGGTAGATACTAAACTTTCAACGTAAATCTTTCTAGTATGGGTATAATATAATATATACCTTCGGAGGAATTTAAATGGCAGACGAGTTATCGGTTTTCTTGAGAGATAATACACACGCTTCAGCTAGCGTTAGGCTTGCACTGAAAGCAGACCAACTAGCATTATCTTTTTCAAGAACCCCAATACATATTGCATTACCTAGAAGTAACCCAGAAATATTTGATTTGGGAACTACTAGACCAGCAATTACTATTTCAGGTCTTGTAGATAATATAGGACTGGATACTACCAACACAGATTCAACTACATTCAAAGGGATGCAGAAAGTTTCTCATACTATATCAGGTAGCACACAAACTTATTACGTGCCATATAAAAACTATTTAGAGAACAAACTTATTACATGGGTTACAAGTGATTCAACCGATTTGCAATTAGAGATAGGAGATGCTACAACCCCAGAGAACACAAGTGGTGCTTTAGCTACAGGTGGTGGTGTTTATAGAGGGGCAGTACAACAATTTCAATTTTCACAAACTCCGGGATTAGAAGATAGATGGGCATTTAGTATTTCTTTTGTAGCTAAGTTTAGAGAGGGAGTAAGTTTCTAAATGGCAATATCTACAGCGAATCCTACTAGAGTCATAAAAAGACCTATTTTTTCTTATTGGAACGGGACTAAATGGAAAGATTTAGTTAGTTTTAGAGATGGGGCAAACACAAAACTAACAGCTACTTTAAACGAAGCTTTAGATGATAGCGAAACAGCTATTACAGTTTCATCAAGTGCAGAGTTTTATACTGGTCAGATAATTAAATTTGGTACAAATACTGAAGAACTAGAGGTAGTATCTATAACAGATGGTACAACTATTGTAGTTGTTAGAGGGTCATCTCCTGAAACAGCTGATAGTGGAGCAGATATTTATGTAGCAGTAAGTGACGTTAGAAGGTGGGAACTTATTGACTCATTACATAATCCACTAATGTTAAAAGCAATTATAAACAACGCTTCAAGTCATCCTTTTTCTAATAGTGGGGGCACTGCAAAAGGACCTCATACAGGTAAGTTACTAGACTTTACCCACATAAAACTTAGAGATGGGGACACACACTATGTATATTTTTACGGAGTTGCTTATTCTGTAGACGATAGTTTTAAAATTGGTGTAGGACAAGTTATATCAATAACTGGTTATGACTTTTTACAAGAACTTTCAGAAAACTCAGGCATAGATGGTAACGATTATCTAATGGATAATGATGCTAATTTGCATGACGCAGTAGTTCCTCATGGGACAGGAGCAGATAATTTAGATGTAGGAAACAAAATATGGCAAACTACCGCTGGAGAAGGTTATATATCAAGCAGAAGTGGATTAATAAAATCTCTTGTAGCTGAATATAGCCAAAACATAACAACTCCGGGAGATGCTAACTCAGGGGATACGGATAGGTTTACAGAATCTGTAGCTAAATATATTGTAGATAGTAACAGTGGAAATAAACCTTTTAAAATGAATGGGCTTACATCAATTTTAAGTAGAATAAAAAGTTTAGCTAAAACAGAACCCCATACTATTTCAGATAGCACAGAGATAACACATGGTTATGATTACTATTTAGACCCTAACTGGGGAGGAGCAACAAATGGTACTAACGCATCTTTAGCTGACCATAAACCATCAGCTTTTTTTAATTATTTTAAGCGTGGCGAACGTCCACACAATACTCCAGCAACATATGGATTAAGTGTCCACTACCCATCCCCAGATACTACGTCTGGAGGAGATTTCACGAAAACAACTATGCGTGTACCTATGACATCTTATGATATAAAAAGACCTAAAAATGAAATCTATACAGATGCAACAGTTTCTTATTTAGAAGAAGAGATACCTAAATCTACAAATGAAAATAAACTTTCAGAACCTATAATTGTTTCAGACAAAGGTACATTTGAATTAATTTCAATAAAATCCGCTTCAAATTTTGATGATTTTGTAGATTTATTAGTAAGTAATCCCGAGAAAGATATCAGCAATGGTACTCCGGGTACAGAAAGTGCAGAATATTTAAAAGCTAAAATAGGTTTACTAAATGATGCTGATGGCATAAATACTACAGATACAGCAATTGTTGTAGATAATCCCGGTGTTGCAGGATTTTATATAGGGCAGCATATTGAAATAGGTACTGAAGTAATGAAGGTAACAGCTATAAATACAGTTACTGACACCCTTACTGTTACAAGAGAGCAGCCTCACCCTACTACGGGACTTACGCCTTCTGTAGCTTCGCATTCTAACAATGCAGAAATTTTTGCTTTAGAGGTCTGTAGATTACAATGGACAGGACTACAAGGTGGAACAGCTACGGTATCATCAAGTGCTACATCATATGTATTAATTTCAGATGTAGACGAAAGAATTAGTGAAAACGCAAGTTATTGGACTGAAGGAACAGAGTTCAAGGGGCAAACTTCTTCTAGTGCAGAGTTTCAAATAAGGTCTAGACCTAGAACAGCGTACGGAATAAGAAGAAATTTGCAGACAGGCTTAGGAACAATAAAAGTTCCTAATGAACAAAGAAAGGCTATATATTCCTTACTAGAGAAAAGAACAGAACCTTTAGTAAGAGCTAAATTTCAAACACACGAAAGACCATTTTTTTATTTTGATGATAGTCCAGCTTCTGTTACAACTCATAGTGGTTCAGACCAAACTCTTGATTTGTCTGGTAGTGAAAACCCACAAAACTATGGTGTAACGGCAGGTATGTTGGTTGTAAAACTAGATGCTAATAATGCAGCTACGAATGTTTATGGTTATGTAACTAGTACAACTTCGTCTGCCGTAAGAATAACGTGGTCATACGGGACAGTTTCGGCTAGTGATACAGTAAGATATTATGTACCAGTTAGAGCCGGAGATTATATTAGTGTAAGAAATGACTTATCTAATTTAAATACAAATATGCTCGTAACTAAACTTGACCATAAAGATGAAAATGGGGTTATGGTTTCTAGATTTGATACAGTAGGTGTTGACTCAAATCAAAAAGTGGGGGCAGATGCTGGCAAACCTGCTTTTGCTTCTGATGCGGAGGTGTTATTTGATGATTGGGGAAGTCCTGAAGCTCCAGACCAACCAGAGCCATCACAAGCCCTGACAATAACTATAGATAATACCTTTTCAGCAGCCAATGAGCATACAGTAGCATGGACAGCAGGAACTTTATATGTAGGTAGTAGAAAATACTCAATAGCTGCCGGGAATACTGGTTCAATAACTACACAAGCAGGTCCTTATATTTTATATTATTTAAGGGGTGCTTCAACCTACGCCTTAAAAACACTCAGCGATTATGAAACTGCCGCAAAACAAAGTACAAAATATATAAGAATCGCTACTGTTGAATATGATATTCCATTTGCTCGGTGGGTTTTATCAAAAAGCGTTCAAGGGGCTAATGCAACTAAGTTAAAAGCTGGCGAAATATTACAAGGGCAATCCTTAGAAGCATCTTTATTAAAAAAAGGTAATCAACAAGCTACATCTAACTTAAGTTTTGAGGCTACAGGTACTTCAGGTGAGTATAACAAAATAAAATTTGGGCGAAAAGGTTCTGTAGGTAGTGATGCTACAATTTCATTTGCAGACAATACTACTGAAACAGTTGTTCATAGTGCTACTGGTACAGCTAGCTTAGGTAACAGTTCATCTGTTGCGGGTGGTAAGGTTACTTTGGCAGCAGGGGTTAACTATATATATAAAGAAGTAGGTAAACCTGAAATTACTACAATGAGGGTAGCCAATGACTCCACAACAGAAAAAACTTTTGAGGTAACTTCTACATCAAATATGTTTGTAGGTCAAATGTTACAAATTTCAGAAGAAAATCTAACTGTTGACAGTATTACAGATGGAGATACTGCAGAATTAAATCGGGCACAAAATAGTACGTCGGCTCAAACCCAAGCACTAAATGATGGTGCTGGTAACCCTGTAAAGATATATGCAGTAAATGATTCAAATAAAACGCTAAAAATAAGTAATACTTATTCAGATGTATACCAAGATGACCGAATGCTATTAGCTACAGTAGTGGTTGCTAACTCAGATGATGGTTCAGATTCTCCTTCTATATTCCCTTTTACAGGTAATGAAGCTACAGTTTCAGCCGGTGTATTGGCAGCTGGAGCTATAAAAGCAGATAATATACAAGCTAATGCAATTACAGCAGCTAAACTAGAAGCAAACTTAGTTTTAGCAAACAATATAAAAACAAGTGCAACGGTTAATGATGGTAGTGGTACAGACCAAAATGGCTTCATTATGAATAGTACTGGTATAACAGCATTTAATGCGGCTGGGGAACAACAAATAAAAATAAACCCAACTACAGGAAGATTAGCTAGTGGGGCTAATGAAGATAAAGTAGTAATATATGCTGGCGGGTTGTCTGTTCTAGAAGATACTAATGACTTAACCCCCGATTCTGTGTTTTCTATGGGCTCTTCATCTAAGAATAGGGCTTCTGGAGCAACTTTAGCAGAAGATTTAGATGCTAGTGAAGATGGTGTCGATGTTTCTGATGGAACAAAATTTGCATTAGGTAACGTACTTATAATAGATAGTGAAAAAATGCTTGTGAAAAGCATATCATCTAACACGTTGACTGTTGAGCGTGACTATGAAGGCACAAGTGCTGCTACTCATTCAAATGGTGCTGCAATATCCCTTAAAGGATTAGGAACTTATTACCAAACAGTTTATGACGGGGGGTCTGGGGGAGTTCCGTCAACTTACTGGCTAGCTACTACACAAGAAGCTGCAAGTGGTACTGGGTATGATACTGATTTTTCTCATAATATCTACATTGGTCCTAATGAAGCAAATAAAACTATGTTCATTCTTCCTAGTTATACAGCCGATATTGGTAATGATGGAGTTGTTTTAGGTTCTAGTAGTGGGGAGTTTTGGGCTTTGTATTCTGGGTTAGTGTATGCTAGTACAAGCCCCGGAGCAGGTTCCCCTGCCTATACATTCAATGGTGATACAGATACAGGTATGTATCAAAGCTCTGCAAACGAAGTAGCTTTTGCTACAGGAGGAGCTTTAAGAGGTAGATTCTATAATAGTGGGTTAGTGTTGGATACCTTAGGAACTACTTCAGGTACCGACTTAGTTGTCGATGGTTCAAACGTAGTACATAAAAAATCATCATCTAGAAGATATAAAACAAACATAGTTGATATAGCTTTAGACTCAAATAAATTATATGACTTAAGACCTGTAGACTTTGAATGGAATGAAAAATCGGCTACAGAAGGTAAGAAAGATATTGGATTGATAGCAGAAGAAGTAGCAGAAATACTACCAGAAATAGTAAATTATAATAACGATAATACACCAGAAAGTGTTTCTTACGACAAATTATCAGTAATACTACTAATGGAAATAAAAAAACTAAAAGAAGAGATAGAAAAACTAAAGGAGAATAAATAATGCCAGACATAACAGTATCATTCACAGATGCACAATGGACTAGAATGCAAGCAGCTGTGGGGAATATTTTAGGCGTAGGGGCTCAATCAAGTGACCTAACCACGAATGAATTATCAACTCGATGGAAAAATGATATCATTTCAGCAGTAAAAGGCTATGAGCAAGAGAACGCAAGTCTCTCAGACTTCTAAAATCATACAACACAGATATAATAACCCACATGATACACTTCAGCAAATCGGTGATGCTTTTGGTGTGTCCCGTCAGTATATATACAAAGTACTGAAACAAAATAATGTTCCTACTATTCGGGCAAAGAAGATGAAGAATGTTAGGCACTGCAAAATATGTGGAGAAATCAGTACAAAACTAGTACATGATGGTTCTTGTCACTTCCAATATTACAACATAAAAGTAAACTGTTCCTACTGTCGTGTACCTTTCTACAGAAAACGAAGTCAGATAGTACAAAAGTATAATAGTGGGTATAATAATATATATTGTTCTAATGGGTGTTATTACAGAGGCAAACGAGTTGCATATTGAGTATAAAATGTGTTAGTATAAAAGTACTGTAATAATTAATCCAATTGGATTTAAAAACGAACAAAAGACATTGGAAATAAACGATAAATTAATATTACAGTGGGAGCCTAAGATACAAAAAATGGTATCTAATTCTTTTATTATTGGCTTAGATAATGAGGACTTAGCCCAAGAACTTAGAATTGCTCTTGTAAAAGCTGCAAAAGCCTATGATGACTCTAGAGGAGTTGTTTTCCACACTTACTTACACACATCTTTAGTAAATACTATTAGAACGCTAATTAGTAAGGCACAACGTCAACCACTCCAAAGAAGTATGGATTTAACATATTCAGATTCTAATATAATGCCTTTTGAAATATCTAAGGCTTTGATTGACCCCGGTACTTATTCCGATGAAATTGAAGCTAATTTATGGGTAGAGGCACAGGGGCTAGAAAATAAAGAAAAATTATTTTTACAGCTAAAATTAGAGGGTTTGACTATGGAAGAAATTACTGAAGATTTAGGAGAGTCTGCTTATAAAGTTAGACAATCTTTAAGAGACAAATTTAAAACCGAGTCCGATGAAACAGATAGCCCTTGATAAATTAAATGCTAAAGATTTATACAAATTGTTTGGAGCCTTATACAAAGAAAAATATGGGGTTGATTACAATGGTGTTGGTTTTATTGGGAATGAGATGCATAAACTAAAAAATAGTATAGAAGAACATGGTTCAGCCCACGTTGCCTGTGCAATATTAAATTGTATAAACAGGAATGACCGAAAGGTATCTGTACCGTATTTTACAGCAGGTATACGTTATTATATGATTCCTGATAATCCTGAAATATACTGGTCCATAAAAAGATATGGTAATCCTAAAATGAGGAAATTGTGGCGTGAATATATGTTTTTAGATTCTGCATGGTTACCAACAGCATCAAAAAGAAAAAGATTAAAAGAAGTTATAAAAGAATTAAGGGAGTGGGCTTATGCCAAGACGAGTAAGACGACGGGGAAGATTAATACAGAAACCCAAGAATAAAATAGTAAAAAGTTTGTTTAGAGTTATAGCAGAAGAAGTTGGGGGAGACGTTTGGACTGAGGGAGAGTACGACACGTTTGAGGATGCAAAGTCATCAGTTGACAGTTACAACACACCTCAAGTAAACTATTTAATATATTCTGATAAAAATAGAGTCTTGTACACGAAAAAAGGAGCATAAATGCCTAACTTTGAATATATTGAATCAGCCCTAATCTTTGGCTTAGACACAAAAATTAATTTACGTTCTTTTAAGCATTCTGAAAAAGACTTTGCTAGGCATGGGGATGCTTATAAATTTATATTAAACCACTTCGATAAATATGGAGAGTTTGCTTCTCCCGAAGTATTGGTTGAAAACTTTCCTACTCTAGACAAAACTGCACAATCTGTTAATTTTGAATACGCAGTAGAGCTTTTTAAAGACCAAGTCTTGCAGCGTGCTGTAGTATCTACAGTTCAGAAACAAAGAGAGTTGGTAAAAGAAAACCCTAAAAAAGCACTATCAAATATTATGGTGGGGTTAACAGATATTGAAATAGTTTTTGATGAAGACGTTCAAGCATATGATAGTGGTAATTTAACTCGTTTAGACGAGTGGAAAGAAAGAACTGCTAAAAGAAAAATGGGTGATGGTTTAATGGGTGTACCCACTAGCTTTAAGACTATTAATTCTTCAGGTGTCGGGTGGATGCCCGGTGAATTAATTGCCATGTTTGCTAGACCTACCATTGGTAAAACTTGGATGTGTGTACATGCAGCAGCTACAGCGGTCAATAATGGAGTAAGAACCTTATTGGTGTCTACTGAGATGCCTAATACGGCTATAAACATGAGACTTGATGTAGTTTTAGCTAAGATGAAAGGATATAACTTGTCCCACAGGGCATTGAGACATGGTGAACCAATAAATGAAGACGAGTATGTTAAGTTTTTAGAAGAATCTGACTCTCAATCTTTATTAATTTGTGACCATATTTCAGGACAGATGGGTATATCTATTGAGGCTATCGCTGGTTTGGTAAGAAAGCACAACCCAGAGTTTGTAGTAATTGATGGGGTGTATTTAGTAGCTACTTCTGATGCAAAAAAAGCAGCTTGGGAGCAATCCCATTCGTTGTTTTATGGGCTAAAGAATTTAGCAACTTCTACAAATACCCCAATTATGGTTTCTACACAGGCAACAAGGGATGCAGCTAATATGTTTACACCACCTAGAGCTGACCAAGTAGCATTTGGTGATGCTTTGATAAGAGCTGCAGATGTAGCAGTAGCTATGTGTGCTTTGGAACATGAGGATGATAAGAGATTAGTACAGTTTCAAAAATACCGTGATGGTGAGTTGTCTAAAGACCTAACGGTGATGCAATGGGCTGTAAATAATGGAAATATAGAAGAGCTCCCTGATTATGAATGGGAAGACTTTTAAAAACAGGAGGTTATTATGGGAATCTTAGACTGGCTTTCAAGCAGTAATACTGAAGACGATAGCAATATTGTTGTAAAATCTGCAAGAAGTAAGGGATATGGAAGACCTATTATGGATATCACAGTAGGAGACATACGTAAAGGTATTGCTTCTGATGAAAATGGATATCGTAATGAGGTAGTTCTATTTCTAAGAAAAAATAAGAAGGATAGATAATGATAGATTGGTACTCTGTACTAATTAAATATGGTATATCGGTACCAAATGAAGAACAATTTATAATTCATTGCCCCTTTCACGAAGATAGAAGAGAGTCCTGTTCTATTAATTTAGAGAAGGGGGTGTGGATTTGTTTTGCAGGGTGTGGTCAAGGTAATCTTAAGTATTTTATTTGGAAGCTATCAGGTAAATCTTGGGATGAAATAAATAGCGAGTTTGAATCGAAGGCGTGGGAACTAGATTTTTCTATGCTTGACGACCTAGAGGAAGTTACAGAACCTACATCATCTTATGAAAAGCCCGAGATACTAGAAGATGTTCCAACAAATCATTGGATATACAATCGAGGGTTTACACAAGAAACAACTATGAAGTGGGGATGTAAAGTTAATGAATTTTTAGACTTTATGATTCCGGTAGAAGACCAAACATTGGAAATACAGGGTTGGATAGCACGTAGAAAACAAGCCATACCAAAATATTTATTTTCTAAGGGTTTTGCTAAATCACAAAGTTTATTTGGTATAAATCAATTATATGAGACAAAAGTATTATATGTTGTCGAAGGGGCTTTAGATTGTATGTGGCTTAGTCAATTCGGTTATTCTAGTGTTGCTATATTAGGGGCTAGCGTCTCACAAAAACAAGTAGACCTAATTAGTTCACTGCATCCACAGGAAGTGGTTTTAGCATTAGATAATGACGATGCTGGTAAAAAGGGAATAGATAAAGCTACACTTGACATGGAGGGTAGATTTTTTATATCATATTTAAAGTTACCCAAAAAATTTAAAGATGTACAAGAAATTAGTGACATAAATACCTTGCACAAGGTAATGAGAAATAAAACAATATTTTAAAATAGGAGATTTATATGAGTGGAATAGCACGAATTGCAAAAGGAAGAGAGGACGCTAGAAGACCGTTGCCCGAAAGAGCTCCGGGGAGAGAGGTATGGTTAAAAGATGGTGACCAACTATTTCTGACTTCTGTAGCAACGGGAGAAGAAAACGACAAATTTTTAGACGAGATATATTTGTATACATTTAGAGTAGGTAATCGTTGGACAAACTTGATAAAGGATGACAAGGTAGATACAAGTGGCGTACCTGAAGATACAAGAGCTTCTCACAAGTTTGCTTTTTGGGCATATGTACATAATATTATCCACACTGAAAAGCGAAACGAGGACTGGATAGAAATAGAAGGACCTGCAGGAAAAAAGGTATACAGAGAAGATATAAACGATTTTAGAATTGTTTCTTTAGGATTTGGTCGAAGTGACTATGTCTGGAATCAATTAGTAGACGTTTATAGTGATTGGGGTGCATTGAACAAAGGCGTTTTGAGAATAAAAAGAACCGGACAAGGTGCCTACGATACATCGTATGCAATTACCGCAACTCCTAAAATAGACGAGATTCCAGCTGATAAAGCAAAGGACCCTGAAGAACTACCTCTTATAAAAGACTATTATTTAGAACGATACGGTAATACTGACATCATTGATATAGCTACATCAACAGCTGACGATGATGACGAATTATTTTAATTGAGGCACTGTGTCGGTTGTAACTAATCGCACCTTTGAGGAAAGTCTCAAGCAACTACAGTCGGTATTAGAGGTAGCACCGACCCTTGTAGTTGATGTCGAAACGAATGGGTTAGATGCTTACGGGTCTAACCAAATCTGCGGTGTTGGAGTTGGTTCTCCCAACCCGGATGGACTTGTGCAATACTACCCATTCAGACATCATCTTGGAGAAAACCTACAAATGGAAGCACTCCAAAAGCTTATATCTATTTTAAACCAATTAGTTAAATCTTATGTAGGTTATAACTTAAAGTTTGATTTACATTTTTTAGAAAAAGATGGTTTAGATATCACAGATAAAGAACTTATTGATGTAATTGTTATGGTTCGACTCATCGAACATTCAGACGTTAAAGAGTTAGGTCTAACGCCTACAGGTAAGCGTGCTTATGGTGAGGCGGCTGTTCAGTATGACATTGATACAAAGAAGTTTCTTCGGTCTAATAAGTGGAACAAGGACTTTTCCATGGCTCCACCTGATTTCTTAGGAGAGTATTGTAAGAAAGATGTTACATTAACAGCTAGAATTTATAACGATTACTTAAAAAAGATTGAAAAAACTGGTCAGAATAAGGTTTTCGAGCTGGAAAAAAAGCTCAGTAAGGTTTTATTTAAGATGGAAATGCTGGGTATTTCAGTCGATAAAAACTATGCTATTGCTACAAAATCTGTTTTATTAGACCGTTTAGCAGAAGTAAGGCAGGAAATACTCACCTTATGCGGTAAGACTGAGGAAGAATTTAACATTTCAAGCCCTAAACAAATAGGAGAAGTCTTCAATGGGATGGGTATTACCTCTCCAGTAAAGACCGGTAAAGGCAACGAGTCTTGGAATGAAGCAGCTTTAATAAATATAAACCACAGAATGGCAGGTTTAATAAGGCAATACAGGACATTAGAAAAACTTGGCTCTACTTATCTTGACCCTTATTTAGAAACCGATGTTATGCACACCAATTTTTGCAATTGGGGAACTGCCACAGGAAGACTTTCTAGTCGGGAACCTAACCTACAAAATATCCCAAGAAATCACTTTAAATTACATGAGAGAGATTTAACCGACCAAGATAAAATAGAAATCCGTAATGGTATATCTGCTATGGTAGCCCAAAAGGGAATAACAATGGACACTGAATTAACTGACGATGTATTATCTACATGGTCTTTTATAGGTGATGACAAATATGATGACTCAGATACCAAGCAATTAGCTATACGCCGACTATTCGTACCTCGCCCTAACTACAGCTTAATTGGGTTTGATTATCAACAAATGGAAGTTAGAGTATTTATGTCTTATTTTAGGAATGAAACTATAGATGCTATTTTGAATAAGGATGATGTAGATTTTCATAGTGAGGCAGCTAAGTTAGCCTTTGGTGTAGACGAATCTTCCCCCAGATTTAAAGAGTATAGACAATACGCTAAAGCTATAACCTTTGGAACTATTTATGGTATTGGTAATAAAAAGCTGGCACAACAACTAGGAACTACTCCGAGGGAAGCAGGTAAGTTTAAAAAACAATACTTTGAAGGGATGGAAGGTTCAAAAGATTTTTTTGATAAAGTGGTAAAAAAAGTAGAATTACGGGGTATGGTGAAAAATAGGTATGGAAGACAGTACAAAATAAACCCACAGTTTGCTTATAAGGGGGTAAACTATCTCGTACAAGGAACCAGTGCAGACATTCTTAGTGAAAGGATGTTAGTTATAGACGATTATTTATTAGATAAAAAGAGTAGTCTTTTACTACAAGTACATGATGAGATAATATGTGAAATACACGACAGTGAGTTTAATACCATCCCATATAAAATACAAGGTTTACTTGAAGAAAATACATTAGGGGTACCTTTGAAGGTAGATATGGAGGTCTGTTCTCCTTCGTGGGCTACCAAGAAAGACTACAAACCAGTAGAGCTGGAAGACTACATTGACTGGAGCTAGAAAAATTTTTGATAAAATGGAGAAACGAAATTCTAGAATTAGAAGACAAGTGTTTGAATCACTCGCAGAATGTATTGAGTGTGCTAGAAAAGGCAAACGAACTAAGATAATGAGGGAAGGGCTTAAGCACCCAAATGATTTACTTTATAATCAACAATATCTTATCAAGTCTAGATTATGTGAAGATTGTTTTGGAAGTAACAACTTAAGTCATTTAGAACCTAGTGTTAAGGCAGAAATACAATGCAAGAATTGGGGTATTAAAAAAGAATGCTTAAGATATTTCCATATTAAAAGTGTTAGAGTACTGGCAAAGTCTCGGGGGGAATCGTATATAAAGAAGAGTTCTGTAAGACCTAAAGTTCTTGTGGCAAGAGGCTTGTGTATGCGTTGTATTGACTGGAACTGAAAAACTGCTAGAATAAAAGTAGGTAAAACTAATGGGCAAATACAACGAAAAAACGATACTAAAAGAAATATCTGACTATGTAGACAATACATATGACCAGCACTACAGTGAGGGTGAAGTTCAGACATTAGACTTTATAGCGGCTTGTGGAGATGCTAGAGCTTTCTGTAGAGGGAACATTCTAAAGTACGCTTCCCGATATGATAAAAAAGGAACACCTCGTAAAGACATTCTAAAGATTATTCATTACGCAATGCTCCTTTTACATTTTAACGACAAGGAAACAAAAAAATGAAAGTACATACTTGGGGGGAAAAAGCTCCAGTTGGTGACGAAGGAGAAAAACTAATAATTGATTGGCTATCAGGGCTAAAGAATATAAAAAATGTAGAGGATGTATCAAATATTAAAAAATATCAAAACATGGGCTTTGACGTGAAGCTTACTTACGATGATGGAAGAATGACTACAGCAGAAATAAAAAATGATTTGGCAGCAGGTAGGACAAACAATTTAGCTTTTGAAATTATAAGTCAAGAAGCAGCAAAGAAGACAGGATGGTTTCTCTCAACCGAAGCAGAGTGGCTATTACATTATTGCAATACGACAGACACTTTGTATAAAGCTCCTATGAATGAAATACGCCCATGGTTTTTAGAAAACAAGCATCTTACAAAAGACTTTGAAAAATGTCCTTTTGACAAGCCTGCTAAAAATCCAACCTATTTAAGTTGGATTCACCCAATACCAAAAAAAGAAATTGAAACATTACCCTTTGTGAAAACATACAAAGGAATAAAGGAGAAAGCAAATGCCAAAAGTTAGTGCACATTTAGGATTTACATTTAGAGTAGGTCCTCTAGAACAAAATCAATATGGAAGAGTAGACTTATCTGTTGACCAAATAGATACGGAATTACCTATAGAGCCTCAGCTAGAAGAATCAAAAAAAGTAGCTGATGTTATGTGGGAATTTATAAAAGGAAAAGTAGACGCTCAAATAGAGGATATGTTAGATGGGTCCTCTTAATTCTTCTGAACCTACTCGAATGGTAGTTTTAGAAGCTATATTAGCAGAAAGAGAACGACAAGATAAAATATGGGGTCTTCAAGACCACGATGATTCTTGGTGGAATATTATTACTGTTGAAAGAAATGGCGACATTGCTCGAGAAGTATACGGACAAAACGAAACAAAATTATTTATCGAACTAATACAGACCTGTGCTACTTATTTGGCTTGGGCAGAGGCGGTTCGCAGGAGATATAAAAATGGATAAAAATGCAGAAGATGCAATTGAGAAATTATTAAAAAACAAAAACTTAAGCTTTCAAAAGGGAGATAGTGACAGCTTCACTACAAACAGAATACCCTTTAATGTTCCAGCATTAGATAGACTTACTGGTGGTGGTATACCGTTTAAAAAAATGACTCTTATTTATGGACCAACTAATGTAGGTAAATCTTATTTAGCTTCACAAATAGTTGTAAATGCCCAAAAGCTGGGCGGTAAAGCTGTCTGGGTAGACACTGAATTATCTTATGATAAAGATTGGATGGCTACTTGTGGGATTGATGACCAAAAGATACTAGTCTCTCAACCTACCACAGGGGAAGAGGCTATGGAACACATAAGAGAAGCTATGATTGCAGGATTTGAAGTAATTGTTCTTGATAGCATTGCAGGATTAGTTCCTTCTAATGTATCCGTAGAAGACTTTGGTTATAATCCAATGGCTTGGCAAGCAAGATTTGTAAATAGCTCCTTTCCAAAGCTGTTCCCCCACCTACAAAATGGTTCTGCTTTTGTGGCTATAAACCAAGTACGTGCTAGTATGGGACCTGTAGCACTAGATAATATGCCTGCAGGACAGGGGCAAGTGTTCTTCTCTCACTCTATCCTACAAGTTCAAAGAAAAGGCTGGATAACCGAAGGAGAGAAAAAGGTTGGGTTTGACATGAATGTCAGACTAAGGAAAACAAAAACAGGAGGGGAAAATTGGGACTCTGCAATTGTTCCTTTTAGAGTTGAGGGCGGCATTGATTTAGTTGAAACCTATATTAGAGACGGTCTTGAACAAAATGTGATAATAAAGAAGGGTGCTTGGTATAAGTACAAGGATATAAATGCTCAAGGTCTGAATGGTATTAAAAAGGAATTTTTAGACAACCCAGTACTATTTGAAGAGATGAAAAGTGAACTTACCCCCTAGAGATTATACGGACCAAGAAAATTTAATTGCTAGGTGCTTAGATGAGTTTGGGTTACGTTATGAAGAACAGGCTTATTATCACCCGTACATAGTAGATTTTTATATACCAGAATTAAAATTAGTAGTTGAGGCAGATGGGGTATATGGGCATTTAGGCAAGAGAGATAGAAAAAGAGATAAGGTTTTAGAGTCTATGGAAGATATAGAGTATATTATACATATAAAAGAAAAAACATTAGAAAAAATTAAGGACATATTATGGCAGGAATTAACCAAATTAAGCCAGTAAAAAAATCGGCAAAGGCTAGGAAAACTGCTGTTAATGCTCCTGCTGACCTATGGTTAGAAGAGATGATAGACGCTTCTTTAGATGGTGTTATGCAAGCCCCTAAAGCAGGAGTGTTCTACCCATCAGCTTTAGGTAACCCTTGTGACAGATATTTGTGGCTCTGTTATAACGGGCTAATGATAGACCAAACCTTACCAGCAAAATTGGAACGAATTTTTCAAAATGGTAACTCTTTAGAAGACCGTGTAGACAAATGGTTCTCTAAATTAAATATTTTAATAGATAGAGAATTATCAGTAAAACAAGATATTCCACCTATTTCAGGAAGGATTGATTTTATAATTAATCATGCTACTTACAATCATATGCCTGTAGAGTTAAAATCAATAAATACTAATGGTTTTAGTAAGCTTAGAAGTCCAAAGCCAGAGCACTCAGTCCAACTTCAAATATATTTAAACATGGGAAATTATGACATTGGAACTGTTTTATATGAAAATAAAAATGACCAGAAAATAAAAAGTTTTTTGGTTGAGCGTGATATTAAGGCATGGGATGATATTTTAAATAGATGCTTTACAATTCAAGAAATGTTAGCTAGACCAGAAAATTGTGATGGGGCTACATGGTGTGCCTGTCGAAAGGTAGAGGGTTAGTCCAATGCAAGAAAGAGAAACCAAATGGACTCCAATGAAAGCTTTAGGAAGAGCTAGAAAAAAAGCGGAATCATTAGGTATACCTATATTTAGTCCTGACCTAGCAGAAAGAGAAAACCTAAATTTTTCAGAGTTAGATAAATATTCTGATAAAGAACTTGAGGGGTTTCTAACTATGTATGGTGGCTATGAAGCCTTTCTAGAAACAAAGGTAGCAACAATTGAAGCTACTTTAGGAGCTCTAGAAGCCTCATTTAATGAAGGCTATTCTGCTTCTTTGTATAAACTGGGTCAAAAATATGAAGCCGAAAAAAAGAAAAAGCCTACAAAAGATGAGATTCGGGGCGAGATTATGACAGAAAACAAACAACTAAAACAGGTTAAAAGAGATGTTATTGAGCAAGAGGCTGAATTACGTATCGTTAAGGGTCTGTTGGAAACGTATCGCAAGGCTTATGGGACGGTAAGTAGAGTGGTTACTCTAAGGACTAAGGGGGCTCAAGATTAGATACTTAGGATTGGACTGTTCAAGTCTAGCTATACATGGAGCACTAATAGACGACGAAGAAAAACTAGTGTCTTTATATAAATGGAATAGTAAAGAAAAATCTTTTGACTTAAGATTCCCCAATATGACTAAAGAGTTTTCAGAAGAATTAAGTACAATAAATAAAGTAGATTTTGCTGCTATTGAGGCGGCTATATTTATACAGAACCCTAAAGCAACAATTGCTATAGCAAATGTGGTTGGAGCAGTATGGGCATTTCTATTAAAAGAAGATATTTCTACTACAATTATAGACAATAGACGATGGAAAAAAATTATTGTCGGTAAGGGCAATGCTAAAAAAGATGATATAAAAGCATTTGCTATAGAAAAGTGGGGTGATAGATTCCCCGAACAAGATTATGCAGATGCTGCATGCATTGCATTATGGAACAAAAGGAGGTTCTAGTATGAGTTTAGCAGGTGGATTACAAAAGGTAGTAAGAAATTTTCAAATGTTCTTTCCTAGCAAGAAGGGCGAACCTAAAAGGGAGTATAAGGATAAGTTTCCTAAGAAATTCCCAACTATAGAAGACGTAAAGAAGGAATATGGCACAGTTGTTTGGTGTAAGTTTGCCAAGTGTGCTAGTAACAAAGAAGTAAAAAACCTACAGAGAACCACTGGGAGCTTACTAAAAAGAACAAACTATACCCCAATTGTAGAACAAGAACATATATGGGCTGGAATATGTACCAGAGGGGAGATAGGGATGCAATATAACGAAGTAAAACTTCCTCATGGGGCTAAAATAAAAGTTCCAAGTTGTTACACAGCACACACAGATAAGACAGGATACTGGGACTTCTCACAATTCCTAAACTCTGATGGCAGTGCATTAGGTGGTAACATTGATTCACAACATGCGTCTGATGATGGCTATGGGGCTCTTGATGGTAACAATATATACGATTAATTATGCCTAAACATATACCAGAGACAATTAAATTAAAAGCTATGGAATTATTTCTTCAAGGAGATAAGACGGCTAAACAAATTGCTAAAGAAATTTCTACTGATGAACATGCCGTAGCTCCACCCACAATTTATATGTGGGCTAAAAAAGAAAAATGGGGAGAACAAAAAGCTGTGGCTATAGCTGATACCCAAAGAGATTTAGCTGAATCAGAAGGGCAGAGATTTTCTAGGTTACAATCTGAACAGCTAGATGGTTATACGGAAATAGCTAATAAAGCAACCAGAGAAATGACAGAACTTCATTTTGACAGGGCTTTAGATGCAGCTAGGGCGGCAGATATTGGAATAAAAGGTCAAAGGGAAGTACTTCAAGGGATGATAAATCTTGAGTTTGTTCAAGATATTATGAATGTTTTGATTGAAGAGATAGCTGACCAAGAAACTTTACAAAGGATTGGGGTAAAGCTAAAAACAATCGAACAAAAACACAGGGATATATAATATGGCTAAAGATATTATTAGTGTTGAAGGTGCATTTAACATGCTTTCGGATGGCCTTATAGACCAAAAGAAATATGAGGTTGGTTCTTTTAGAGATTTTATTGAGAACATCTGGTCTCTTTCTTATGATAACCCTGAATACTTTAAAGCTTGGCATGTGAGTCTGCTTGCTGAAGACATCGAAGAATGTTTAGAAACTGGAATGAATTATGTAGGTGTATTACCTAGAGGTCATTTTAAATCAACTATACTGGGGCACGCTTTCAGTGTATGGAGATTATTAAAAGCCCCTAGAGATATGTCTATACTTTATTTATCTTATAGTGACGGCATGGCAAAGTATCACATTGCTGAAATAAATAAAACAGTTGCTAGGAATCCTATTATTCCTGAACTGCTTGTAAACAGAAACCCTAAAGCAGATTTTTCCGCAAGGTTCTACAAGAACAATAAACCTATGGAAATAATGCATGGAGGATTATTTTCTTTTAAACGGGGTATGCACGTGAATGGTGCTTTGATTGCGGATGACGTTCTGAGAGACCCAGAGAATCCTTTGAATATGGGACAAATAACTAAGGTAGAAGACCACTTTATGACAGAAAGTTTATTTATACCCCTAAAAGAAGCCCCTGTAATTGTGGTGGGGACACCTATGATGCCGGGAGATATATTGGGTAAGCTTCAAGAAGACCCTAGATTTAAAGCTAGGGTACTACCAGCATTAGACCCTGTACCGGGACGAAGAGTTTTAGCCCCAGAAATAATGAGTGAGGATTATTTATTGGCTCAACAAAAAGCCAGACCTAAATCATTTGCTTCTGAGT